GCCAGGTGAATTACCAGGCCATCAAAATTCGGCTCATGCTCGACACATGATTGCCATTCCAACACCCTCAAAATCTGTTGCCTGCTGCAGTCGTCCACCAGGATTTCGCGTTGGCCACCTGCTGCGCGGACTTCCAAAATCTCCAGCAAGCCAACCTCCCCATACGCACCGGCCTGGATGATCGGCGCACTTTCTCCCGTGAAGTCCAGACGGTCCTGAACTGACTGGAGCTTGCTGGTTTTGCCGTCGCCGGCACTGCCCATAAACACTTGGATTTGCATCGGTCTTACTCTCCTTTACGCCTTGAATGTCCAGCACTTGACTGTCGTTGGCCGGGGTTGTGAAACGGGGTTGCGATTGTTGAATGCGGCGCGTACGGCGCTGTGCACAGCCTTATTGCTATCCAGGAACTTGCGGGAACGGGACTCTTTGAGCAGGTCGCGCAACGTGGCCACGTCGGCCAGCTTCTGTTTGTGTTCGGCGGCACGCTCACAGAATTCGTTGAGGTTGATCGCGATCACAGTGGGGTCGCTGCTGTGGTCGACCACCGGGTCTTCACTCAGGGATTCGAGGTAGTCGTAGACCTCCCAAAACTCGGCCACGGCCGCGTGGTCGGAGCTGATCGAGGCCTGGCGCTCGATGGCCATGCGCACGATCTGGCGCTGAGTGGCGGCGACCTGAGGGTCACTCAATTTCAAGACCCGGCGCAGGCCGTCCAGCAGCGAGAGCAATTGCGCGTGGTTCTTGCTGATCCGCTCGACACGGATGTAGCCGCGCAGGTCATAGCCGCAACTGCTGCAGTTACCCTGATCACTGGCATAGGCGGTGCCGCAGGCGAAGCAATGGGTATGCAGGCGGCGCAGCTTCGCTTCGTGTTCGGGCATACGCTGGGCGAACAGCTCAAGCACCGCGGACTCTTTCCCCACCGCCCGCAGCAGGAAGTGACTGAGGCTGCCGCCGTCCAGCGCGTTCAATTGATCAGCTGCAGCACGGCTTTCCGGGGTGACGGTAGGGCGCACAAAGTGCAGCTTTACGATGCGCGTCATGATCGCTTCGTGTGCCACCACGGCCGCGTTCTGGCTGATCGCAATCGTTCCACGGAATGGTGGCTCGTACGTCTCGTTACCAGCGGTCTTGACGCCTTTGGTAGCGAGGGTGCCGCCGCCGTAGAAGTCTTTTAGCTCGTCCCATTCGAAGGTTTTAGCGTGTGCCCGATCATCGCTGTGGCGATCGGCTTCCAGGAACACCACCGGCATGCCGGAGACTTGGCCCATCAGGCGCGAGCGCCCAGCCTTGGTAGATTTCATCGGGTCAAATCCTTCATAGCCTTCGCGGCCGAGTAGCTTCCAGAGCAGGTTCAGCAGGGTGGTTTTGCCGGCGCCGGCCTCACCGGTGGCTTCCAGAAAAGGGAAGGACTGGTAGCGGGCGCGGATCTGTTCGCAGAACAGCGAGCCGAAGAAAAACACCAGGGCAACGAAGCCCTGGGCGCCGAAGCAGGTCCACAGCAACTTTACCCACTGCTCGTTGAAGTCTTTCCCGTCACGCTGCAGCTTGATCGGGACGCCTTTCTGCAGCGTTTTCAGGCGCAGCTTGCCGAACTCGAAATAGTCTTCGCTGTTGACCTTGTAGGTGGTGCCGTCCTTGATCGCGATATCGCCGTAGACGTAGCAGGCGTACTCCTTGCTATAGCCCACGTAGTCGATCGTCGAAACGGTTTTGATCCCGAACAGTTGGTCTTTCATGAGCTTGTCGAGCTGCTGGCCGCTGCCGGTAAACATCGCACCCGCTGCCATGCCGAGCAGGCGCTTTTTGAATTCGCTCGCGGCCGACAGCTGGCCACTGGTGAAGGTGTTTTTCACGCTTTCGGAGTCGTGCGGGAAGTCCACGCGCAGGTAGTACCAGGACTCGTCTGTGACCTCGTTGCGCTGGAAATACAAGGCTTGTGGGTAGCAGTTGGCAATCTCTACAACGCTTCCGGACTGCTGCAGCGCCTTTTCGCGCTGTTGCGCCTGGTTTAGCAGCTGGTCGTCGTGATTCTCGCTGTCCTCGATGTCGGACATGGCCCGGTTGAATTTCTCCATGTCCAACTTGAACCAATACAGCCGGCTCCCAAAGCCCAGGTGAAATTCCCCGCGTTTGTTCCAGTCGTACATCAGCAAGGCTTTTTCCGCTGCGCTTTCAGCCAGCAACAAAGCGCCCTGGTGGCGGGCTTGCTTGAGGTCGGTGGCAATCTGTTCGACACGCTTAGTGTCGTCCTGGATGAAGCTCCAGCGCTGATGTAGATCGTTCCAATCTGCCTTGCGGCCGTCGCGTTGCGGGATCTGTGCTGACTCACAGACGAAGCCCATGGCACGGGCTTCGCGCACCCAGCGGCGGGTGTAGGCGTTGGCGCTGGGTTCGTTATCAAGGGCCCACACCAACTTGGGCAGCTTTCCTCCCTCGCGGGTCTTAACCAGTGCCTTGAGCGAGTCCCCAGGGAACGCCGTCGAAGACATGGCCGACACGGCCGCGATGTCGTTGTGCACCAGGGCGATGGCGTCGAAGATCCCTTCGACAATCCAGATTTCCTTGGCCTCAAGAAGGTCGACGCAGGGCGGGCACCACCAAACGCCGCGATAGCTGTCCTTGGATTTGAAGCGAGCCTTCATCTTGCCGAAGCGGTGCGGCTGATCGATCAGGCGTTCCCACCAGCCGCCTTTTTCTAGGGCGAAGCGCACCGTAGCGCTGCCGGCGTTGTGTTCTGCGGAGTAGAAGGTTTCCTGGGTGAACCAACCCTGGATCAGCTCAAACCGAAAGCCCCGGGCGAACTCCAGGTAGGCACGTGCAGTCGCGTTGGGGTGTTGGTCTGTTGCCGGCGCACGCTTGCTCCAGTCTTCGAACAGATCGTCGTACAGCTCTTTCACGTGCAGGGTGTGGCCACACTTTTCAGGGCGACCACAGATCACCATCCACGGCGTATCAAACCGGGAATACAGCTCTTTCTTTTTGCACTTGGGGCAGGTGCCACCGCGCATGTAGTCGGTGCCTGTGCGGTGCTTGAGTCCGAAGTCGGACTGGAGGCGTTGCAGCACGTCGTGGCGAAGATCTTCTTTCATGGATTACTTCACTGCTTTAAGGCTGTGGGACAGGGCTGCCATAAGGCGTTTTTGCGCAGCCATGACCGGGACATGGGCGAGGATCGCGCCGTGGCGCAGACCGTCCGCAACCAAGCGGAACTGGTCGGCATACCAGTGTTCGTTGAGGCTTAAGCGATACTGTTCACGCAGATTTGCCAGCAACGCTTCGGCCTCTGCTGGGGGCAGTTGTGTGGTGACAATTACGGCGTTTGCCATCGTTAAACCTCGATTTCGGGCGCAGCTCACCCAAACCCACGGGAAGTGGGGCCGGCGATTGATTGGGTTGGGTGTTACGAGATAGCGGAGCGCAAACGCGCGTTGCCAGGGGCGTTCAGAATGCGTTCATAGATCAGGCTGACGGGCACGGACCAGCAGAGCCCCTTGATAGGGTCCTTGATCACCACAACGGTGTCGCTGCTGTAATCCAGATCGAGGCGCTGGCGGAATGCGATTTCCACCAGCTCGATGTGGGCAAGGGAGGTCAGTTTGATTGCAACCGGTTCCGCCACGTCGAAGCTACCCATAAGATGACTGACCGTGCGGTTTAGAAGTGCAGACAGGTCGCCCAAGTGTTCCGCTTGATGACGCTCAAGAAATGCCAGTGCCGCGTTCTGCATGCAGTCCTGGTAATCGAGGGTGCTGGTCTGTGCGTTCATTTGGCGTTCCCCGATTTGACGCGGTAGAGATCGATCGCGGCATAGACTTCGGCTGTCCGTGCCGCCATGTGCAGGGTATGGGCGTTCTGTATCAACTGGGCCTCGGCATCGGTGATCACACCGTCCTCGAGCGCCTGGGCAATGATCTGATCGACCGTTCCATGCTTGGCCGAACTCTGAATAGCCCGCGCATACATCTCCACATTGTCCAGGTTCTCTGGATGGATCACCGGTACGAACATGCCGCCGTACATTGCAGCCACGTAGGTGGGAAAGTGTTGAGTGCCGGTCACTTGCTCCAACTGGAAAATCTGCGCATCCGTCAAAGGGCGGCAGTTGTTGTTCTCATAGGCGTGGTTATCAAACTTCTTGAGCTGCAGGCCGATCCGGGCAGCGGCGCATTCACGGCCACCTTCGAAGATGCAAATAATTGCACTAACAACCTCGCGACGTGTTTTTAGAACCTGGCTTTCCATCTTCTGCTGTTCCCT